TGCTGGCTGCCTCGACTGCCTTGGCATCATCCTCTGTTGGAAGGATGCGCAGGAAGTCTTTCATGCTTTCATCTACCTTCTTCTGGTCGAGCTTCATGCCTGCGTAGAATTCTGAAGCGATACCGTATCCGTCGTGGCGGTTCGATACCTTCGACTTGCTGGTTTCCTTGACCTGCTTGCAGGCAAATTCCAGGGCGATGTTTACGTTTTCCTCAAGCTCGCGCTCTGATTCGAGGCGACAATCAAATTCTAACTGTTCCATGGTTTATTCTCCTTTCGCTCTTTTGAGTGCTTTGTTGGTTGATTTGCGTCTGGCGATGTCG